TCAATTTGTCCCAGTTTTACAAGTTTTGCTCTGAACTCAAGATTGAGACTAAGGAGCAGGGCTTGCGGAAGATGGATAACTTGCTGGGGACGCAGACCTATGTGATGGATGAAATTGCCAAGGGTCTGGAGCAGGATGTTCATTTCTTTGTGATCTTGAAGGGTCGGCAGTTGGGGATCACAACGATTTCGTTGGCCCTAGACCTTTACTGGCATTTCACTCACCCTGGTTTGCAGGGGACGCTTACTACGGATACGGAGGAAAACCGTGACATGTTCCGCAGCACCCTGTCCATGTATATGGACGGTTTGCCTAAAGAGTACAAGATTCCCGCAGTTGCTCACAACCGTAACCAACTTTCACTCAAGAACAGAAGTCGCCTCTTTTATCAAGTCGCTGGACTCAGGGCAAAAGGCTCTCTGGGTCGCGGCAAGGCGATTACCTACCTCCACGGAACAGAGACAAGTTCTTGGGGAGATGAAGAGGGACTAGCGTCTTTGCTGGCCTCGCTTGCCGAGAGCAACCCAGACAGGCTTTATTTGTTTGAGTCCACGGCTCGTGGGTTCAATATGTTCCACGATATGTACAAGACTGCGAAGATGGCACGCACACAACGGGCTATCTTCTGCGGCTGGTGGAGGAATGAGTTCTACAGCGTTGATGCCAGCAGCAACATCTACAAGGTTTACTGGGATGGCAAGCTGACCGCTGAAGAGAAGGAGTGGGTCAAGGACATCAAGAAGCTCTACGGTGTCGAGATCAATTCCAGGCAGATGGCGTGGTGGCGCTGGAAGATGCACGAGGGCATCAAGGACGAGGCTCTGATGTACCAGGAGTTTCCTCCTACAGAGGATTACGCCTTCATCATGACGGGGACGAGTTTCTTCTCGACCTCCAGATGCACAGAAGCAGCCAAAGAGTCCAAGCTGCTCAATCCCGACCACTACCGCTACGCTTTCGGTGCTCTGTTCCAGGACACGGAGGTGCTGAAGTCCACGGAAAGGCTGGGCGTTCTCAAGGTTTGGGAAGAGCCTATAGACAATGCCTACTATGTGATCGGAGCAGACCCTGCCTACGGGTCGTCAGACTGGGCCGACAGGTTCTGCGTCCAGGTCTTCCGCTGTTATGCGGATGGCATGGATCAGGTGGCTGAGTTTGCGACTTCTGAGTTGAACACCTACCAGTTTGCCTGGGTCATTGCCCACCTTGCCGGGGCTTACAAGAACTCCACGCTAAACCTGGAGGTCAACGGCCCAGGTCAGGCTGTCATCAACGAGATCAGGAACTTGAAGCGCATGGCAGTCAGCATGAACAATGCAACTGGTCGTGGCTTGATGGATGTGCTTGGCAGCATGACCAACTACATCTGGCGCAGGAACGACACGCTGGGTGGCCTGTCCAATTCCATTGGCTATGTCACCACGCACTCCAGCAAGGAGCGAATGCTCAACTACATGAAGGATTACTTTGAGCGGGGAATGATGTCCATCAAGAGCATGGACACGCTTGAGGAAATGAAGGGCATCGTGCGGGAGGGTGGCACTATCCACGCTCCTGGCAGAGCCAAGGATGACCGGGTGATCGGCACAGCCCTGGCTGCTGTTGCCTACGCAGAGCAAATTCAGCCCAGGCTCATAGCCGCACGCATCACCCGCAATGTCTCAGAGGCTCAGGAACAGATGTCGCCGGGTGAGGCACAGGTTGGCAGGAATGTTGCCGACTATCTCAAGAAGATAGGCATCTATGGACAAGCATGAGAACCTGACCATCGTGGCCATCTACGGCCACAACAACGGAGCTAGTGCGATCCCGGCGCTGGTCAAGAGCGTGGAGCAACTTCCCGGCTCCAGAGGCTTGCTCATTTCTCCCCGCCGTCCCCCCAACTTGCCCAAGCACATTCGGCACAAGTCCTGCCAGAAGATGAGCTACCAGCAGTACAGCCTGTTTGTGATGTATTGCCTGCACACCTACATCAAGACCAAGCATTGCCTGATAGTGCAGGACGATGGCTGGGTCATCAACGGCAAGAACTGGAAGGACGAGTACTACGACTACGACTACATCGGAGCGCCAGCACACGCAGGCTACAAGGACGGCAACCTGTACTACTCGTTTTCCTGGCAGAACGTGGAAAACCCGCTGGTGGTGCAAAACGGAGGGTTCAGCCTGCGCTCCAAACGCTTCCTGCGCTGCCTAGCCAAGCGTGGTCTGATGTACACATTCTTCACCATGCAACCTATGGTCAACGAGGATGTGCAACTCTGCACCTTCATGCGCCCGAAACTGGAGAAGATGGGCATGAAGTTCGCACCTCTAGAGCTTGCCCGTGAGTTCAGCCTAGAGTACGCAGGCCCAGGCTTTCACACAGACCTGGATTTCTCCAAACTTGTGGGTCACCACGGCCCAACCCGCAGACTCGTTGAGAACAACCACATCGTTGTCACCAAGCCACTATCAGAAGTGAGTGATTACTATCGTGAGTTGGAGTTCTTGGACTGGTTGCAAGACAACGGATACACAGTAGAGTTTTATGAGCCATCCTAATCAAATGCGTTTTGTGCAAAGCGTTGCCAAGATGTACCCGGTTCACTTCTTCAACAGCCGGGTTGTGGAGGTTGGCTCCCTAAACATCAATGGCAGCGTGCGCCAGTTCTTCTCGCAGCCCACGCTCTATGTCGGATGCGACCTCGGCCCTGGCCCTGGCGTTGATCTTGTCTGCCGTGGGCATGAATTGACCTTCAGAGACGAGTCTTTTGACGTGGCCATCAGCTGCGAGTGCTTTGAACACGACAAAGACTGGCAAAAGACCTTTAAGAAGATGGTGGACTTGACCAAATACATGGGTCTGGTCATCTTTTCCTGCGCCACCACCGGCCGTCCTGAGCACGGAACCACCCAAAGTAGCCCCGCAGACGCTCCTTTCACCAACGATTACTACAAAAACCTCACGGAACGGGACTTTTTGGACGCTTTTGACCTTGAAAAGTGGTTCTACAGGTACGAATTTCTGGTAAATAGAGAGTCTCACGATCTGTATTTTTGGGGTCAAAAATGCGACCAGTACTCAGCAAAATCGAGCTTAAACGCATAATTCGGCGCTTTTTTGAGGACAAAGAGCGTGGAATCAGCATTCCGCTGTTCGCAGACCTGTGTGGCGTGAGCCAACACCACTTGCGGCAAGTGTTTTTGACCGAAACAGAGCCTCTGACAGAGTATGTGCAGCGCCGGGTGAGCAAGGCTTACCAGGAATGGCGTGCTGGCAATGTCCGGGTGATGAAAAACAGGGACAACACACGCTTTGTGGAGTACCGCAAGACTCCAGAGCCACCAATCTTCCGCTCAACTGGCTTGAAAGTCACGCCAGATGGGATCAAGCTGCGGGTCGGGCTGGTCAACCGACACGATTACAGCGAACTCGACCTTGATGAAGCACTAAGAGGGTAACTTATGGCTGTCTTGCACGATTATTTCTGCTCCGAACACGGCATCTTTGAGGCATGGGAGGCTAAATGCCCCATGAAAATCTGCAAAGGTGAGATTTCTAAAGTCTTCTTGCAACCTGTGGGTCTAAAAAGCGACAAAACCAAGGCTACAGACAAAAATCTGAAGAATTTGGCGCTGGATTTCAACATGACCGACATCAAAAGCACCAAAGAAGGCGAACACCAGAGTGGTTACCTTAAGCGCAACAACCAACTCTCAGACAAAGAGTTTGAGCAGGCGGGAGAGGCTATGCAGGCAATGGCTCAACAGCAGCAACCAAAGGAACAGCGCCCAGGCGACTCTGTAATCTGGGGCGGCGGTGGCAGCATCTCCATGAATTCCGTGCTTGGCGGTCAGTTCAAGTCCGTGGCTGGCGAACAGGTAGGTATTCACCCTAAGCAGGCAGGAAATTTGACGGGGCCACGGGCGGCAAGTTACATTCCAGACCAAGACAACCTACAAGTTGACAGGACATGAGAATCCCAACTGAGGCTCTTCAACGAGAACAGTTTTATCTGGACTTGATTGAAAAGTGTGAAGTCTCAATGAACGAACGCAAGTCCGATTACTTGGGCTTGCGTAGTTGGTATCTCTTTGGCAACGGCATGGACGATGCCCCTGCCCTGTACAACAAGATTCAGCCGCATATCGACCAGCTCACGAGCTTTCTGTATTCGGCTGAAACTACCCGCTTCTCCATCGTTACCGGGGCATCTGTCCCTGACACCGAACACAGCAAGATTCCAGTCCTGACTCGGGCGCTCAATGATGAGTGGTCTAACTCCAACGCCGACCATGTGTTTGGTCAGGCTGTGGCGTGGGCCATGTGCTACAACACCACCTTCATCAAGTTGGTGGTCAACAAGGGAATCCATCCCTACCTTGTCGAGCCAAACTGCATTGGCGTGCTGCGTGAAGACATCCCTGGCCTGCAAAGCCAAGAGGCGCTGATCCAGGAGTACTACATCACCAAGAGTGAGCTGTACTCCAGACTCTACAGCCATCCCCGCAGGGAAGAGATCGTCAATCGGGTCAATGCGGCAGAGCACCAGCGCACGGACAGCCCTGAAGGTGTCGAGCGCATTCTCATGTCGCAGACCAACCCGACCATGTACGGCAATGTCAACCTCGACCTGAGCGGCAACGAGCGTTACAAGGCCAGAGTCTCGGAAGACACGGTTCGCATGGTTGAGCTGTGGGTCTACAACGATGACATCAAAGACTATCAGGTGGTCACCAAGGCAGACCCGGATGTCATCATCTATGACCGTCCTGGCGAAACTGTCTGGATGAAGGGTGAGTTGCCGTTCGTTCAGATTTGTCCTAATCCCTTGTACGACTACTTCTGGGGCCAGTCGGAAGTTTCCCGTTTGGTCTATCTGCAAGAGTTGCGTAACAAGCGCATGGCAGAAATCCTAGATTTGCTCAGTAAGCAAGTCTCGCCACCCACGGCGCTTATCGGTTTTACTGGCATCTTGGACGAGAAGAACTTTGCCCTTAATCGGGCAGGCGGCTTGTTGTCCACGGATATGCCCAATGCCAAGGTTGAGAAGCTGGCTCCGAACATCCCTA